CGCGGCTGGCTGCCGATCTATCTCGGCTCCGCGGCCGTGATCGCCTTCGCGGACCATGATGCCCGCACCGCGGCGCGCGCCATCACGCTTCTCCACGAGCTGCCGGAGAGCCGCGGCAAGGCCGTAACGATCACGATGACGCGGACCGCGCTCGACGCCCTGATCGCCGCCGATCCGACCCTGGACACCACCGTGGTCGCGACCCAGCGCGCCGTGGACCAGGGCGAGGCTCGGGCGCCGGGCCGTCTCGCGGCGGTGCTGCGGCGCTTCACCGGCCTGCTGTTGCGGCTCGATGCGGCGCGGTTCTCGCGGCGGACCCGCGCGGCGGCGCGCCGGGCCGTGCAGGTCAATGGCGAACCAACGTCCTGATCTGCTGTGCCGACCAAACGGAAGGCCACGCGGAGCAAGGCGGCCTCCAAGGACGTCATCCTCAACGGCCGCCCCGATCTGCTGACGCCCCGGCAGGTCGAGATGACCGAGCTGCTGAACAGCGAGGCCCGGCACATCTGCCTGCCCGGCGGGTCGCGCAGTGGCAAGACGGTCGCCATCGTCCGGACCATCATCCTGCGCGGGCTGCAGGCGCCGTCCCGGCATGCCATCATGCGCCTCCATGCCGCGGCGGTCTGGCCCTCGATCGGGCTTCAGACCCTGCCGTTCGTAGCGCGGACGTTCTTCCCGGACCTGCGGATCGTGCCGCATTCCGCGGATCGCTTCTTCAGCCTGCCGAATGACTCCGAACTCTGGCTTGGCGGCCTCGACGACAAGGAGCGGGTCGACAAGATCCTCGGCAACGAATACGCGACCATTCTCCTGAACGAATGCTCGCAGATCCCGTACTCGTCGGTGCTGACCGCCCTGACCCGCCTTGCTCAGACGGCGAAGAACCCGGATACCAGCTTGGCGCTTCAGCAAAAGGCGTTCTACGACCTCAACCCGCCGGGCAAGGGCCACTGGACCAACATCCTGTTCGGTGAGCACCGCGACCCGGTCAGCAAGAAGCCGCTCGCGAACCCCGACCAGTACCGCTGGCTGTTCTCGAAGCCGGCCGACAACGCCGAGCACCTCGACCCGGCTTACCTGCAATCGCTCGACGACATGCCGGATCGGGCGCGGCGACGGTTCCGCGACGGCGTCTACGGCGACGAGACCGAGTCGGCGCTGTGGACCTGGAAGCTTCTCGAGGAGACCCGCGTCGAGCCGTCCCGGCTACCCCGGATGCAGCGAGTCGTCGTGGCGGTCGACCCATCGGGCGCCAAGAACGAACTCGACAGCGCGCACGACGAGATCGGGATCATGGTTGCGGGGCTCGGGATGGACGGCCGCGGCTACGTGCTGGACGACTGCTCGCTGCTCGGCGGCCCCAATCAATGGGGCAGTGCAGCGGTCGCGGCGTATCATCACTGGCAAGCCGACGCGATCGTGGGCGAGACGAATTTCGGCGGTGCGATGGTCGAGTATGTGATCCAGACCGTCGACGCCAGCGTGCCGTTCAAGGCCGTGACGGCGAGCCGCGGCAAGGCGCAGCGGGCGGAGCCGATTGCCACCCTCTACCAGCGCAAACAGGTCTCGCATGCCGGGCGCTTCGAGAAGCTCGAGGATGAGCTGACCGAGTTCACCGACCAGGGCTACATCGGGGCCAGGTCGCCAAACCGTGCCGACGCTGCAGTCTGGGGGCTCACCGACCTGATGCTGGGGCCGAACGCCGCGGGGTGGCTGGAATACTACCGCGCCCACACCCCGAAGCCACCGCAGGCGCCGGCCGTGCCCGCGATCCCGCAAGAGTCCGTAGTGCCGACGAACCCGGTGGCTGCCCTGCCGGCACGCCCGACCGATCCGCCGCCGCCGCCCGATACCGTGCGGCTGATCGCGAAGGGGCCATACGCGGCCTACTTCGTGCCGGATCCCGCCGGTGGCTCGCAGCGCTTCATGGCCGATGCCACCGGCATGCTGACGGTGCCGGTCGCCTTCGTGCCGGCGCTGGAACGGGCCGGATGCCGGCGCCCGAGCTGACGTGCCGATCAACGCAAGGAAAGACATAATGACTATGCGACAAAGCCTTCGTGAACGCCTTCGTGTCGAGCACTTCAACTGCCTGCCCAACACGCCGGTGCTGCCCCTTGCGGTGTTCGGCTGGGCCGAGTTGCTCCACGAAGGTCTCTGCACGCTGGCGACGACGGCGGTCTGCTGGGATCACAAAGCCATTGTGGCGTTCGTCGATGACGAACCCGTCGGCGTCCTGACCTGGACCGACGCCAACTGGGCGAACGAGATCTGGATCAACTTGGCCTACGTCAGTCCGGAGTACCGCCACCAGGGCATCCATACCGAGATGTTCGACGCCCTCAAGGCGAAGGCCCGTGAACTGAAGCGACCGACGATCTCGAGCGCCACACACGTCAGCAACGACGCGGCTCGAGGGGCCATGCGAGCGCAGGGACGCGAGGAAGTCGGCACCATGCTCACCTATCACGTCCCCGCCCCTGCCGGCGACTGAGCAGCACCAGGGGAGTACCGAGATGGCCGGAGAGAGCGGCAACTTCACGATGACGCCTGCCCCGCTGTTCCAGAGCTCCGTCGAGCGGACTGCCACCAAGCTGGCGAAGCATCTCCGCAAGGCGGCCAAGCACGAGCTGCGCGCCCGCGATCGCCTCGCCAAGGGAGACACCAACATCGCGCCGGCGCCGGATCAGGGCGCCGCGCTGACCAACCTGCAGGCCGCCAGCTTCCACGCCGACGAGGCGACCCGGCATCGCCGCAAGGCGCGGAAATGCCGGAGCGGCGAGGGCATGATCAGCTTGGCGCACGGCGAGGCGCTGGCGCGGCTCCATGACCAGGCCGCGGACTGGCACCAGGCGCAGGCCCGTAGCCTGGCGGTGACCTGAGGGGACCGCGCCAATGTTCGATCATCCCGTCAAGCCGGTCGGCTACGCCCCGCGCACGTTCAACGGCGTCACCATCCGGAAATCCTTCGAGCTCCCGCAAGGCGTCCAGGCGCTGTGGTGCCAGGGCCATCTGCTCGGCGTCTTCCGCATCGGCGAGCAGGTTCCCGGCATCGTCGCCGACACCATCACCCTGCACCCGATCGACTACGAGCTCGCCGTGAAGTCCCACCTCGAGGCCCCGCGCCGGGAACGGCGCCGCGACATGTTCCGCCGCGGCTTCGCGTCGCTGCGCGGCTTCAATCCCGTCAAGCTGATCAAGGATCGCGTCCATGTCTGAAGCCGTTGCCGTCCAGCTGGCCCCGGTTCGTTATCTCGGCACTGTCAAGTGGTTCAGCGACGAGAGGGGCTGGGGCTTCATCACGCCGTACCAGAAGACCCCGGTCCTGGCGGAGCGCGACCTCTTCCTGCACCGCCGCGCCCTGGGCGACCTCGATCCCGGGTTGCTGGTTGACGGCGCCAGGGTCTCCTTTTCGGTTGGCGAGCATCGCGGCCGTCCGACCGCGGTCGCGGTGCGGCTGGAGTCCTGACGGGTGCCTGCCGGCATCAACGATGGCCAGCCCGCGAGCCAGATCGTCACCTCCGATCCGGCGCTGCTGCGGAACCGGCCCACCAACGAGAACTGGCGCCTGACGACGCCGCCGGCCCCGGCGCCGCGGGCTGGATGGCTGCGCCGTGTCGCGCAGGCCGTCCAGTACACGATCTCCGGTGTCACGCCGTCGACCTGGTTCTCGCCGCTGCAGCCACTGCGGCCATTCGCTCCGGAGAGCGCGCGGTCGCGGCAGTTCGACTTCCCGGTTGGCTGGAACCTGAACTACATCCCGCGCTCCCACGAGCCGGTATCGTTCGGGCGGCTCCGCGCGGTGGCACAGAACTGCGTGATCCTGCGGGAGTGCATCCAGACCCGCATTGATCAGATGACCGCGCTGGACTGGCACATTGTGCCGCTCGGCTCTCCCGCCGAACGCCCCGCGCTCAAGAAGAAATACGCCGACGACATCAGGCTGCTGACCAAGTTCTTCGAGTCGCCGGACAAACGGCTCGATTGGTCACAGTGGTTGAGCGGCGTGCTGGACCAGCACTTCGTCTATGACGCTGTCGCGCTCTACAAGCGGCGCAACCGTGGCGGCCAGCTCTACGCGCTTGAGCAGCTTGACGCCGCCAGCATCTCGGTTCTGATCGACGAGAACGGCCGGCCGCCGAAGCCGCCTAACCCCGCGTTCCAGCAGGTCCTGAAGGGGATTCCGGCGGCCGACTACGCCACCTACACGGCTGGCGACCTGATCTACGGCATCAAGAACTGGCGTCCTGACCACGCCTACGGGTACGGCCCATGCGAGCAAGTCCTTGCCTATGCCGAGATGGCGATCGCCCGGCTGCGCGAGCAGATGGCCTTCTACACCCACGGCGATGTCCCGGTCGGAATCATGGAGGCGCCGGTCGGGTTCTCGAATGCCCAGATCACCGAAATCCAGCAGTACTGGGATTCGGTCTTCCTCGGCAACATCGAGCAGCGGCGCCGCCTCTGGTGGGTGCCGGCCGGGACCAAGTACGAGCCGTTCACGAAGGACGTCCTGACCGACGCCTTCGACGAGTGGCTTGCGCGCGTCATCTGCTACGCGATGTCGATTGCGCCGGGGCCGTTCATCAAGGAGCAGAATCGCGCTACCGCGCAGGTCAACCAGGCCCAGGCGTCCGCCGAGGGCCTGCAGCCGACCTCGCAATGGATGCGTCGGTTCGTCAACGGCATCATCCGGGATTGCTTCGGGATCGACTACCTGGGCATCGCCTGGGATGGGGACCGCGAATTCGACCCGATCAAGCAGTCCGTCATCCTGAGCACGGCCGCGACCAAGGGGGCGATCGCGCTGGACGACTGGCGGGAATCGATCGGCCAGGACCCGCTCGGCGGCGCGTTCTCCAAGCCGATGGTCCTGACCGCCGCCGGCTATGTGCCGGTTGACCCGGACGAGCGGGCCGCACTGACGCCGTGTCCGGGTGGACCGATTCCGGCGAACGACGTGCATGCCCCTCCCGGCGGCAAGCTGCCGAAGCCGCCGCGGCCCGGCCGTGACGATGCCGTGGAGCCGGTCCAGCCCGGCACGCGGCCCAGCGGCGCCACCCGCAAGATGGCGGGCTCGGAGGTCATCTCGGTCGAGCGCCCACTTTACAGCGTCTACGAGCTGAGCGAGTGGGCCGATCGCTATGGCATCGGCCTGGTCGAGCGGCCCGCCGTGACGGTCGCGATGATCGTGACGGCCGGGCTGCTGTCGTGGCCGGTCGACCTCATGCTCAGCCCCGAGATGGCGCCGATGATCCTGGTGGAGCCCGGTCAGATCAAGGTAGAGGCGGATGCGACTGGAGTTTGGCTGGCGCTTGAGTCCGATGAGCTGCGGCGCGAGATGGCCGCGTTTGACGGCTGGCTTGGTGACACGCCGCGGATGCTGGTTTCCCTCGACGTTCCGGACGATGTCCCGCCGAACTTCCCCGGCATGCTGCTGTTCGGGTCGCCGGAGTATGGCGACGACGACTCCGGGCTCGCCAAGGTAACCCACGCCGAGGTCGAGGAGGCCGCGGCCGAAACAGCCCGCGACCCGACCGAAGCCCAGCGTGCCTCCGGCAACTACAAGAAGGGCCATATCGAGATCCAAGGCCTCCCGATCGCGATCGAGAACGCCCAGGGTTCGATTCGCGAAAGCCGGCACGACGGCTGGCGCGCCGTGATGCCGACCGAGTACGGCTACATCGAGGACACGAAAGACGCCGACGGCGAGCCGGTCGATGTCTTTCTCGGACCGGATCCCGAAAGCGCCACCGTCTTCATCATCGATCAGGTGAAGGAAGATGGATCATTCGACGAGCACAAGACATTCATCGGCTACCACCACTGGTCCGAGGCGCAGCACGATTTCATCGCCGCGTACCGGAACGCCGACACTCGCGGACCGGCACACCCCGGGCACCACTTCATCGGCTCGGTCCACGAATGGACCATGGCCCGGTTTAAGGAATGGCTGAAGAGCGGCAAGACCACGACTCCGATCTCGCCGGACGCGATGCGGAAGATGGAGGCAGCCGAAGGCGGCCCCGTCCCTTTCATCGCCACGACTGGTTCCGGTACTGATCCGCTCAGCAAGGCGGCGGCGCATCGCCTGCCGCCGGTGCGGCAGCCCCGAGATGCCGAGGTCCAGGCGATCGCCGACAAGGTCCACCGTGTCCTGACGGCGCTCCGCAACGAGGTTCTGAACGAGATCGGCGACCAGCTCGGCAAGGATGCAGCCAGCGCTGGTGCGCGGGCCAATACCGCTACGTCGCAGATCAGCCTGGACGCGCTCAAGAAGCTGATCGAGATCGAGCCCGATCTCGGCCGGATCGCGGTCCAGGCCGGCAAGGCAGCGGCCGAGGCCGCCGTGGAGGCCGTGGCGCCGGAACAGCATGACGACTCCGCGGTCTTCGACGCCGTGGACGAAAAGGCGCTCGACCACGCCCGCCGGCGCGCCGCCGAGATGGTCGGGATGCGGTACGACGAGGACGGCAACCTGGTGCCGGCCAAACGAGCCGCGATGCGGATCGACGACACGACGCGCGAGATGCTGCGCGGCACGCTGGCCCAGGCGTACGAGGATGGCCTTTCAGCGGCCCAGACGCGCGATCTGCTGAGCGAGGACTATGCGTTCTCGCTGGCCCGTTCGCTGACCATCGCAAGGACCGAGGCAGCCGATGCCAGCATGGCCGGAGCCATGACGGGCTACCGCGAGGCCGCCAAGGAGTACGGGGCCAAGATGAAGAAGTCCTGGCTGGTGGGCGATGACCCTTGCGAAATCTGCCAAGCCAACGCGGACCAGGGGGAAATCGACATGGACGACACGTTCCAGTCTGGTGATGACGCGCCCCCGGCGCATCCCAACGACCGCTGCGACATCGCGGTGACGATCGTCGAGGACGGCGGCGACCAAGGCAGCGAGAGCGAAGAGTAATCGATATGTCTGGTGCAGTCTCGACCTCCGCAGGTGGCGTCACGCCCGTTCTGTTCGCGCCGATATGCAAGATCGACGAAGAGCAGCGCATGGTCTTCGGGTACGCGACGACGCCAACCCGCGACCAGAGCGGCGAGGTCATAACGCTCGACGCGGTCAAGAAAGCTCTTCCGGAATATCTTGACTGGGGTTGCGTGCGCCAAATGCACCAGCCGTCCGCAGTTGGGACAGCGGTCGAAGCGACGATCGACGGCAAAGGTCTGTGGTTTGGCGCCTATGTCCAGGACGATCAGGCGTGGGCGAAATGCAAGCCGACAAAGCTTGCTGATGGAACCGAGCTGCCGGCCGTCTACAAAGGATTTTCGGTTGGCGGCCGCATCACGGATCGCGACCCGGACGACAAGCGCACGGTGACCGGCATCGACCTGGTCGAAATCTCGCTTGTCGATCGGCCATGTAACCCTGACGCTCGGATCGATATCGTCAAGGCGGACGGTGCCGCCCCCGCGGAACCGCTGGCGAAGTTCCTGGGCTGCGGCCCGGAGCCGCTCGGGAAGGCCGGCCACCGCCTCTATGGCGGCACCTTCGCGACCCGTGACGCGCTGCGCCAGGAGGTGCTGACCCACGCCGCCGAGCACGACGCCGCGGCCGAAAAGGCCGAGCAGGCCGCCACGCATCACCGCACCCGCCGCGCCGCCGCCGAAACCGGGGCCGACGCCGTGGGGATCACGGTTCACAGCCATCTGGCCGACGCCAACGCCGCGCTGGCCGAACACCACCGCAACGCCGCCCGCAACTATCGCCGGCTGGCGGCCTCGCTGGCGTCCGGCGGTTCCAAGGAGGTTCAAATGCCTGACAACATCCTCGCCGAGGCCGAGGCCGCACTCGCCAAGATGACGGCGGCGATCAGCTCGGCCAACATCGAGGGCATCACCGCGCTGACCGAGATCCAGGCCGCGCATGGCAGGGCTGTCGAGGAGGACGCCGCGGCCATCGCGGCCATCGCGGCCGCCACACAGGCCCGCGCCACCGCCAACGCGAAGCGCGCCGACGGCGACAAGGACCAGGCCAAGCACGCCGACGCCGAGGCCGAGGCGCACGAGACCGCGGCCCAGCATCACCACGACGCCGCCCAGAGCTACCACGATCTCGTGGCGGAGCGGATCAAGACGGTGCCGTCGGACTCCGCGCACGGCGCCAACGAGGACGGCAATCTCGGCAAGGCGGCCGGCGGCGCTCGTATCGCGCTGTGCAAGGCCGCGGCCGATCACTGCACCGCCCACGCCGAGAAGTGCGGGAAGGCAGCCGGCGAGTACGACGCTTTCGCCGAACGGGCCAAGACCGACAGCCGCACCGAGGACGCCGCAGGCCATGCGAAGTTCGCCGGTACGCTGCGCCAGGTCGCGGATGCCCGCAAGGCGATGGCGAAGAGCTTCACCGATGCGGGGCTTCCGGATCTGGCGCAGCCGACGCAGAAGCGTGCCGTGAAGCCGCTCGCCAAGCTGACGAAGTCGGCCGACGGGACGTGGCTCGACAAGCACGGCGTGTACTTCGGCAAGCGCGACTTCACGGACAAGCAGCGCCAGGATGCGGCCGACGCTGGCCACGCCATGGAGGACGGCAGCTTCCCGATCGAGACCGAGGCCGATCTGGAGGACGCCGTCTCGGCGTTCGGCCGCGCCAAGGACAAGGACAAGGCGAAGGCCCACATCACCGCCCAGGCCAAGCGCCTGAAGGCCACCGACAAGCTGCCCGAGGACTGGCCCGGCAGCACCAAGAAGAAGGGCGGCACGGCGACCAAGGGTGCCGGCGTGACGGTCGATCAGGCCCATCCCGAGCCGCATCCCCAGCAGGATAACGCGGTGCTTCCTACCGGCGAGAGCGAGGCAGACCGACGCGCGCGCAAGCTCGCCAAGGCGGCCCGGAAGGCCAAGAAGCTGGCCAAGGCCGCGCGCTGGGTGGCCAGGGCCGATCGGCTTGTCAAGGTGCGGGCTGCGCAAGGTCAGTCGCAGCCGCTGGCCAAGGCTGCCAAGACCTGCCCGGCCTGCCATGCCGAGATCAAGGATGGCGACACCAAGTGCGCGGCCTGCGGCGGCGCCCTCACCAAGGCGGCGACGATGCACAAGAGCATGGGCTTCATCGCGTCTCTGGCCAGCACCCTGACTGGTATCCGATCGCTGCAGCACGACTATCAGCGCGAGCAGTCCGCCGAGGGCGACACCGATCCAGACGCCGTCAAGCTGGTCGAGCAGCTTCACGAATGGCTGGCGTCCGGCATCAAGCTCCTGGAAGACGTCGTGGCCCGCGAGGCGACGGAGTTCGGCGAGGGCAAGGACGTCGAGCGCATCTGGACCGGCGACAGTAATGGCCCTCAGTACGTCACGCTCGCGGCCCCGACCTGGATGCGCGATCTCGCCGGCGTGCTGCGGGCCAGGGCCGAAAAGCCGGTCCCGAAGGACGTCCGCAAGCTCCGCAAGGCGCTGGCCGATTCGCTCGACAAGGCAGCGCCCGAGATGGAGCGCCTCGCGACGGCAGATCGTCCCACGGCAACCGGTACTGGTTCCGGCAGCCAGGCGCCTGCTGCCACGACCACGACCGATCCGCGATCCGAGAAGCTACTTCGCAGTATCGTGGGCCAGGTCGCGCCGCTGGTGAAGGCGACCCAGGACATGCGGGCCAGCCTGACCACGGCCAACGTCGAGATCGCTACGCTCAAGAGCAAGATCGCCAAGCTCGAGGGCGAGCCCGTGGTGACGCCGCTCCGGCACGCCTCGCGGCCGGCCGGCAGCGCCGTCACCAAGACCGCGGACGGCGGCGCGATCAGCGCCGGTGGTGGTGCCACGGATCCCGCTCCGCAGTCGGCGCTGCTGCAGAAGGTGCTCGCGGTTCCGGCCGGCCCGGAACGCGCCGACGCGTTGCTGCGCGAAGCCTACCTGTCGACATCGAAATAGCTTCAGGCGCCAGCCTTCTTGTCCCACGCCGCGCGGTCGTGCTGGCGCACGCCCCGGCATTTGTCGGATCCGCTGACGCCTGAGCGGCGGCGGTCATAGAGGAGTCTCGAATGGCAACCCGCGTCGTCCAGCCCCGGGATGCGGTGATCGACCGCTTCCAGGCGACCATCAATGGCACGTCGGCCCCGGACAAGAACCGCATCGGCTACATGTCCCGCAAACGCGCCGCCCATACGCTCGATCTCTTCAAGGCGTCGTTCGGCAACCCGATGACCGACGACCAGATGTCGGACTCGCTGCGCAAGAGCGTGTCGGTCGCAACCGGCCTCACCTACTACGATCTGCGGGCCCCGGCCATGAACCTGTTCCCGACCGTGACGCCGATCCGCAACAGCCTCGCCAGGATGCAGCGCGAGCATCCCGGCGAAGCCGCGCACTGGAAGGCGGTCGTGAACACGATCGGCTCCGGCCAGCCCTTCATGGGGTGGGTCCAGGAAGGCCGGCGCAGCGCCTCGATGTCCTACGTGACGTCCAACAAGTCCCTGTCCTACATGACGCTGGGCGAGGAAGACAGCATCACCGAGGAAGCCCGCTTCGCGGCCGATGGCTTCGAGGACGAGGATGCCCTCGTGCAGCTCCGGCTGCTGCTGCGTACCTTCATCAAGGAGGAGGCCGGGCTGATCGGCGGCGACAACTCCCTGCCGCTCGGCACTCCGTCCGCCCCGACCCTTGGCGCCTCCGGCTCCACGGCAACCCTTCCGGCCGGCACGTACAGCGTCATCGTGGTCGCGCTGACCCAGGAAGGCTACCTGAACTCCTCGCTCAGCGGCGGCATCGCGCAGGCGCTGACGATCACCGGCAACGATGCCCGCACCTATGTCCTGAACGGCGGCTCCTCGAACAAGTCGCCGAACACGACGCAGCCCATCACCCTGGGCCAGGCGCTGACCGGCGCCGAGACGCCGGTCACGGGTGCCGTCGCCTATGCCTGGTTCGTCGGCGTGGCCGGTCAGGAGACCCTGCAGGCCATCACCACGATCAACAGCGTCGTGTTCTCGGCGCCGCTGACCTCCGGCCTGCAGCCCGCCGCCGCCATCACCGCGGACTGCAGCACGAACCAGAGCTACGCCTTCGACGGCTTGCTGACCTGGGCGTTCAACCCGTCCAGCGGCGCCTACGTCAACACGCTCCCGACCGGTACGGCCGGCACCGGCACTTTCCTGACCAGCTCGGGCGCCGGCGGTGTCAACGAGATCTACACCATGAACAAGGCGATGTG